TGCAGCCAGGTCGCCATGCCGTCGACGGGCGCCGACGTTCCTGTGAGTGTGGCGCCGCGCGCGGACGCGGACGCGAACCGCATCACCGAGCGCTGAGCAACCCCGTTGGCGATGTTCTTGGCCAGGACTTCGGCGTTGGGCGCATCGGCCAGTGAGGCGATGCTGACACCCTGCCCGTAGTCGTCGGTGGACATAGAGCCCTCTCAGGTCAGGCAAAGCGGTGCAGCCGCAGCCAGGAGTCGGTGTAGACGAAGGTTGCGGTGGCGTTGATCGCGCCCTGGGCCCACGCCACAGCGAAGTTGCCGCCAGTGCCGCCGATGCGGACGGTGCCGCGGATCTGGACGCCGAACGTCGTGGTGGCGACACCGCCGTAGGTGCGGGTGCTGGCCATGTCCGTGGTTTCGGTGCGGACCGTATATCCCCAGGTGGAAATCACGTCCTGCTGGGTTCCGCCTCCCGCCGTGGCGGATGTGACGGTGATGCCGTTGGCGAGGCCCTGCCAGTCCCCGAGCGTTCCCGCCGGGGAACTCCAGCCGATGAGGACGTCGCTGGCACCCGAATACTTGATGTACGCGTCGAGCGTGTACCTGGCGTTCGCCGTTACAGGCAGCGTCATCTGCGGGTCTGCGGTGGCCGTGTTCGTGCTGGCGCGGGACAGGTCGGTGGTGCGGGGAGCGGATCGCGTGGCGCCGATCGGGTCGCTGCCGGTGGCGAGCCGGCCGCGGGTGATGAGGTTGCCGGCGCTGTTCTGGTCGACGACGATGATGTCGCCCACGGTTGGCTGCAGGTAGGACTCCATGCAGCGGACGGTCATGCCGTCCGCGATGACGGTTCCCGTTCCGGTGGCGGTGACGGTGGCGAGCCGCCAGTCCGAGCCGCGCACGGTGGCCGACTGTTCGCCGGTGCGCCGGGCCTGCTGCTGCAGTGCCGACTTGAGGTCGCGGGTGGAGCTGTGGGGGGACTTCACGAGTCTTCCTTGGCGCTGATCGTGGTGATGGGGAAGCCGCCTCCGGTGTCGAGGGGCACGCTGAAGCTGGCGGCCTGGTGGAGTTCGCGGCTGCCGTCCTCGTGTGTGACCCTCAGAACGTCGCCCGGCTCCAATGCCGGGTTGGGCAGTGAGCTGATGTCCCCGGATGCGTTGGGCGCTTTGGCCTGCGCCAGTTTCAGCCGGGCGGCGTTCGTGCAGGCCGCCAGCGTGATCAGCGTGGATGAGCTGTAGAAGTCGGGCCGCCTGCCGAACGGTCCGCCCCAGTACGTGGGCGATCCGGGGTCGTCGTCGGTGGCCAGATAGGAGACGGGTGCCACGTTGTCGGCAGTGTTCTCGCCCGACGCCAGGATGCCGTTGAAGACCTTGTCGGCCGACATGGCGCGGGTCGCGGAAATGTAGACGCCGCCCTCGACGGCCTCGATCGCCCACACCGGCGTGGCAGTCGACAGGTCGGGCAGGGTGGCGATGACGAAAACCCCGTCGGCGTTGGAGTACACCTCGGCGCCGGCCGCCGCGGCGATCTCCTGACAGCCGGCCCACGGGTCGGCCTGAATATCGAAGGCGCGCGAGCCGATGGTGACGTCGGTGATCTGGCTGATGATGTTGGCGGTGGGCAGGCTGCGGAGGATGAGCGCGTTGATGGCGGACACGACGGTGCCGGTTGCCGTGTAGGGCGCCGTGAACTTGTCGTCGCCGACCACCACCTCAAGGCCTTTTCCCTGAAGTGTCACCGGGCCTTGCGTGACGTCGCCGTCGATGTTGTCGAGCCGGAACACGCCGAGTGGCACGAGGTCGGGCGGGGTGCCGTCGCCGTAGTCGACGCCGCGGGCGATCTGTAGCCGGGCCCCGTAGGTGGCGATCTGGTCGGCGGCTGTGCGCGGGATGAGGGTGGGGTCGGCGACGGTGACGGTGCAGGTGCGGCGGATCGCCTGCGACCTGTCGACGGTCACCGATCCGCCGGTGTGCGGTATGTCGATGACCTGGCCGGTTGTCAGGAACAGTTGCACCTGCGTGGCGGGGGCGTGGGTTTCGGCGAGCCGGGCGAGGAAGCGGTCCGAGACGGCGTACATGCGCTCACCCCCTCCGCTGGTCGAGGAGGACGGCCTCCCAGGTGGCGTATGCGTCGAGGGCGTCCTGCCAGGTGTCGAACTCGGTGAGGATGTCCTGCCAGGTGCGCCCTGCGGCGCCGTTGACGGCTGTGGTGACGGGCATGTCGGTTTCGATGAGCGGCAGTGTCCAGGTGCGCCATTCGTCCTGGGCAAGGGTGCCGAAGCGGGCCTCGGGGACGGCTCCGACGGTGACGTACATGTCGTCGACGCCCATGCCGGGTACGGCCTGCCACAGCAGGACGTTGCCGGAGTCGAGCAGCTGGTGCAGGGCCCGTCGTTCTTCGTCGGAGCGTGTCGCGACCGCGAGGTCCCCTTCGAGTCCCTGGCGGCTCCCGTACAGGGTGACCTTGTTGCGGCGCCCGCGGATCACGAAAGAGGCTTGCTCGATGGGCCGTTGCCAGTCCGGTGCTTTCCCGACCAGCACTTTCGTGTTGCGCTGCGGGTTACCGGGGTCCTTCAGCCAGGCTTCGTTGACGTCGGCGAGGGCGACGGTGGCGTAGTCGCTGGTGCGGGTGGCGGCGATGAGGGAGGCGGGCGGGTAGATCTCGATGTGGTAGCGGACCGGCACGTTCAGTGGCGCCTCGTGATCCTCAATGATCATGAGGTCGGAGGTGATGACCTGGTGGTCGATCAGCCCGGACGTGCCGCGAACCAGGGTGCGGGAGCCGTCAGGAAGCTCCCGGTACACGCTCAGTTCGTAGTCGAGGGGAAGTTCCCGCAGCGTCAGCTCGATGTAGCCGTCGTCGGAGAAGCTCTCGACCTCGGTGAGCGGCAGAACCTGCCACAGTGCGGCAATGTCGGTGTGCAGCACACTGCTGACCGCAGACGCGGTCACCACCAGTTCCATCGCCGCCTGCGTCGCATTCGCCGGGGCGACTGCGTCCGAGGTCAGCACGTACCAGGACGACCCCGGCAGGGTGTAGGACACGCCCGTGGACGTGCCGAGATCTGCGCCCACCGCGCTGTACCAGTGCACCCGGATCGTCGCCGACGACCAGGTGCCGACTGCGGGGTGCGCGACGACGAGTGCGCGGAAGTTCTGGCCTGCCGTGACCCCGGTGAACGTGGCCGACCGGATGGTGGAGGCGGTGGCGGTCGTGGAGGTGACGGCGAGGGAGTAGGAGCCCTCGAAGTAGCTCAGACCCCACGGGGTGGTGCGGGCCAGGGTCGCCACGCCAGTCGGGACCGTCCATCCGGCGATGCCCTGTTCGAAGCTGGAGTCCGCATACGGGAGGAGGCTTCCGGCCTGCAATTTGGGCGCCACCGTGACGACGACGGTTTCCAGGCGAAGCACCTGCCCGGCGGACGCCGAGTCGAGTCCTGCCGCCACAGAGCAGGTAGCCGCATTCGACGGTGCGAATGCGGAGGCGCGCTGCCGGTACATGCCGGTCGCCGGCGTAGGCGGCGCCAGCGTGCTGCGCTGGGCGCCGACCTGGTTGCCGGTGACGTCGTAGAAGCGCAGCTCAAGCCATGCCGTCGACGCAACTGTCGGCGGCTGCAGGTAGGCGTAGGCCAGGTATTCGGTGCCCGGCGTCACTGCTGGCCGGTCCACCGCCAGCACCGACGCGTTACCGGCGGCGACCGCGGTCATCGACAACGCGTGCCCGCCGGCGAGGTAGTTGTCGACGGCCCACGACATGACCGGCACCTGCCGGGACACAGTCGCGTTGACGACCGCAGCCCAGCCGGTGGCGTCGACTTCGGTCGACTCGGTGTTGAAGTTGAACAGGTTGCCGGTCGTGCGGATCGGCAGGCCGAGGTAGACGTTCTCCCAGTAGTGGGAGACGGTCGCGCCGACCTCGGTCGAGGACAGCAGGACCTGCGCCTGGGTTGCCCCTGACGGTGCGGCCCCGGCCACCGATACGCGGTGCCAGCCGGATGAGGATCCGGTGGTGGTGACCGACCAGGTGATGGACACCTCGGCGCCCGACGCGTTGAGCCAGCGGATGCCGATCCGCTCCCCCACCACGCCGGCCGTGTCGGAGAACGTGTAGTAGGTGGTGCCTGCGGCGATCGGGTAGGAGGAGACGGTGCGGGCCTGCATTTCGCCCGCGGCAATGGATTTGACGGCGAGGCAGCCGTCTCCGTTGCGGCCTCCGACGCCCTGCACGATCGTGCAGTTGAGTTTGGTCGTCCAGCCCGACATGTTCGGGTCGACGGCCTCGGTGGTCGGGCTGAGGAGGTTTCCGGGGATTGCCAAGATGGCCTCCTCAGCCCGCGTTGAGTACCTGGATGAGTTCGCCCTGCGCGGTGTGGACTTCGGCGCGGGCGATGGAGGCGATGCCTTCGTTGCCGACCCACACGTTCAGCGACAGGTCGCCGAGCTGCTGCGTCGCCGACTGGTTGGCGAGCGACGACAGTGCACCGGCTTGCGCCGACGTGAATACGGGCTCCGGCTTCCCGGTGCCGTTGTAGGCGAGGTTCATGCCGGGCTGCAGGTAGCCGCCGGAGTCGTATTTGCCGGGCTGGAAGCCGTACCAGGAGGGGAACAGGCTGTTGTTGTAGCCGCGGGCGCTGGGGCCCATGTGCACGCCTGCGCCGCCGCTGCTCTCCACATTCGTCTTGCCGAGAGTGCCTGCGGTGTGGCCGACACCGGCCGCGGTGATGCCGACCCGGAACGGGCTGTTGCCGTGGTACACCCAGCCGGGCGGCGCCGTCTTCCCGGAGAAGGCGTGCGTCGACCAGCGGCGGTGCGGCTTCTCGCCGCGGATGACGGACTCGATGGCGCTCATGAAGCCACTGCAGTCCCAGGATGGGTTTCCGTTGCCGCCCCATTGGTAGGGCAGCCCGTTCTGGGTTTTTGCCCAGTTCAGTGCGGCTGTGATGCGGGGGCCGCCGACTCCTCCGGCGCCCTTCGCGTCGGCCTTTTTCGAGTAGCCGAACATCGCGTCGATGATCTTGTTTGGGATGTTGCGGATCATCGACCCGAAGCCGGTATCCATGCCCGGGAAGTTCGCGAGCAGCGGGTTTACGACGTTCTTCACGCCTGCCCGCGCCGACGACTCCAAGGTGTCACCGAGCCAGGAGGCGCCCTTTTTGATGGCATTCCACACGTCAGATCCCGCGCCGGACACCGCACTGATGCCCTTGCCGATCCAGCCGAAAATGCCGCCGTCCGCGAACGACTGCTTCGGGTAGATGCCGCCGCTCGCGTACTTGAGGGAGGTGTCGGTCGGGGTATTCGGGTTGCCGCCGAACACGGGCGCGAGGGCCGCCTTGACGCCTTGCGCGCCCTGCGACTTGGCGATTGAGTTCATGGCGCCGACGAAGCCGCTGCCGACGGCCCGGGTGAACTCGGGCCGCATGATGGCCTCGCCGCCCGACAGTTCCAGCGCCCCGCCGGTCGGGGAGATGAACTGGTGGACGTCCTTGCCCGGGCTGTAGCCGGGCATGATGCCGCCGCTCGCGAATTTGAACGCGCCCAGCTTCGGTGCGCCGAACGCGGATGCGACCTTGTTCCAGACGCCGCGGATGCCGTTGTTGTAGACAGTGTCGACGATGAACTGGACGGGCGCCTTCGCGATCGCCTTCAGCTTGTCCCACTGCGACTTGATGGCGCCGACCGCGGTCTGGAACCAGCCGCCGAGCCCCTTCAAGATCAGGTGGAAACTATCGAAGACCGGCTTGATGCCGACCCGGTAGGCCACCTTGATGACGGAGACGATGTTGTCGATGGCGGGCTTGATGCCGCTCTTCCACAGCCACGTCGCCCCGCTGGCGATGCTGTGGAACGCGGGTGAGAGGGCGTTCTTCCACAGCCAGGTGCCTGCCTGAGCGAAGGCGTGGAACACGCCGACCATCAGGGCGATGTTCGGCTTGATCCCATTCGTCCACAGCCACTTCGCGAGCGCCGCGATGCTGCGGAAAGCGGGCTGGATGGCGACCTGCCACAGGGCCAGTCCGGCCTTGCCGAACACCTTGAGCACGGCGATGATCGGCAGGATCGCCGCAACCACCATGATCGTGAACAGGATCTTGGCAGCCGCCCAGATGAAGCGGAACGCCGGACCGAGCGCGTTCGTCCACAGCCACGACGCCCACCGGCCGATCGTCTGCAAGCCTGTCCAGATGGCCGCGAACGTCGGCTTGAGGATGTTGTTCCAGACGAACAGGACCACAGTCTGAATGCCCGACCAGGCGGCCTGTACGCCCTCACGGAACCAGCTGAAACGGTTGTAGGCGTAGATCACGAAGCCGACGAGGGCGACGATCGCCAGCGCGATCAGCACATACGGGTTCGCTGCTGCGGCGGCGTTGAACGCCCACTGGGCGATCGCCCACAGCTTGGTCGCAACGATGATTCCGTAGATCAGCAGGATGAACCAGGGCGCCTTGTCCGCGATGATGCTGATCGCGTTGGCTGTCCCGCCGAGCAGCTTCAGCAGCGGGGCCGTCAACGGCGACAGGGCTTCGCCGACGTTGAGGAACGCGCCAGCTATTTTGCCGAGGGTGTCCGCGAGTAGCGGCCCCTTCTCGGCGCTGTACGACAGGAAGTGCTCGAACTCGGGCGACCCCTTCAAGCCGGTCGCCCACTTGGCGAACTTGCCGGTGATCCGCTGCATGGTGTCGGAGATCGACCCCATGTGCGGCAGGAAGGCGTCGACGATGCCCGCCATCCCCTTGATGATGTTGCCGAACGTGACGCCCAGGCCAATGATCGCGGGCTTCACGGAGCCCTGCAGATCCTTCTTGAAGCCCTGCCAGAACGGCGTCTTCACGCTGGCCGACGCCCGGTCCTGCAACCCCTTGATCGCAGACGCGGCCTCTGTCACGAACAGCGTCAGCGACGGCAGCGTGTTCTTCAGCGACACCAGCGCCCGCGTGAAAATCGGCATCACCGCAGGCTGAAGCGACTTCGACCAGGCGCCGAACGCCGTCCGCAGATCGAGGTAGGCGTTCAGCGTGTCCCGCGCCGCCGGAGTCAGCTTGGCGAGCGCAGCCTGATATTTGGACTGCGCGACGGCAGCCTGATCGATGCCCCCGGCCGCCGACTGCGACGCGGAGGCAATCTGGCGCTGAGCCGAAGCGATCGAGTCGGCGGCATTCTGCTGGGCGATACCGACGTTGCGTTCTGCCTGCGCGACCTTCTGCTGAGCGTCGGCGATCGACCGGGCGTTCTGGACCGCAGTCTGCGCCTGGTTGTCCTGGGCGTCCTTCAACGCCTTCGTCTGTGCGGCCACGTTCTGCTGAGCGGACGTCAGCTTTTCCTGCGCCGACGTGTACGTCTGGGAGCCCTTGACCCCAGCCTTGTTCGCGGCAGCAGTGTCCGTGGCCTGCCGCGCCGTCGCGGTCTGCTGTTCCTTCTGGTGCTGGACGGCCTCGTCGTACTGCAGCTGCGCCTGCTCGCGCTGCAGGGCTGTCGCCTTCGAACCCGCCGCGTTGACCGCGTTGAGGTTCTGGCGCGCCTCCTTGACCTGAAGGTCGGCGTCCCGCTGCGCCAGCTTGGAGTCGACGAGCTGGCTGTTCATGTCCTGGAGCTGGCGGCTCGCCTCCTGCCGGGCAGACACCAGATCCTTCTGCGCCCGCGTGGCGTCCTTCTGTGCCTGAGCCAGCGACGTTTCGGCCTGCTCGACCTGCTGCTCGGCCTGCCGTGTGCGCTGACCCGCCTGGACGATCGCGTCCGAGACGCCCTGCTTGGCCTGCCGCACCTGCTGCTGCGCCGCCGCGATCTGCTGCGCCCCGTTGCGCTCGGCCGTCGCCAACGCCCGCTGCGCGCCGGCCATCTGCAGCGCCTTCGACGCGCCCTGCGACGACGCCTGCGCACCCTTGTAGGTGGCGTTGGTGGACGCGTCCTGGGCGGCCTTCTGGGCCTGAAGTACCGTGCCGATCTGCTTGAACGCAGGGATCGCCACCAGAGCGATGGCGCCAATGCCAGCACCGGCGGCCGTTGCGGCAGCAGCGACCGCGCCCAGCCCGGCCGCGATCACCGGCAGGATCGGCAGGATCGCCGGACCGAGGGCAATCGCCGCGAACACCAGGTTGTTCATTCCGCCGACCGCGCCAGTCGTATCGACGTCGACCCGGGCGTTCTGGCCGTCCAGGCGGTTGACCTGCGCCTGGAATGCGGCCAGTTGGGCAGCCGCAGCGGCGGTGTCGACGCGAACCCCGACGTTCGGAGTCTCGCTCGACAGGCGTGCGAGGCGGGTCTGGATTTCGGTGATGCGGGCCAGCGCCGTGGCCGCGTCGATGTCGATGCCCACGCGCGCGTCGGCCAGCGACGACAACTGCGCCCGCAGGCGGGCGATCTCGACCTCGGCGGGCGTGGTGTCGGCGCCAATGTTGACGTTCGGCAGCGATGCTTCCGCCTGTCGGACAGCCTCCCTCAGGCGGGTCCCGAGCTGCCCGTCCGTCTCCACCCGGATCCGGGCAGGATCAGCCGACAACTCGTCGATCTGCGCCCGCAACGCCTGCAGTTGCGCAATCGCCGCCGCCGTGTCCGCGCGCACCGCAATGTTGGGATGGGCCGCGCCGAGCCGGCGCAGCCGCTCCTCGATGTCCGCGGCCTGTGCGCGTGCCGTGGCCGCATCAATGTCGATGCCGATGCGCTTACCAGAAAGGGATTCCAGCTTGGCCCGCAGCCGGGCCAGATCCGCGTCGACGCCCGTGTCGCCCAGCTTGACGTCCAGCTTGGGCATGCTGCGGAATGCTTCAGTGAGCTTCGCCTTCAGCGAGCGCGCGAACGCCCCACCGGTATCCGACCCTTGCCGAGTGGCGGCAGGCTTGGCCGCCTTCGCCCCGTCGTTGATGCCGTCCCGCACTGCCGCCGTCAGGTGGGTGACGATCTGGCGGCCGATGATCTTACCGACCTCGTCGCCGATCTTCGACGCCGGTGGCACCAACGCGGCCCGTAGGCGGCCCTCGATACCCGACGCGTTCGGCAGAACATCGACTTCGACGGAACCGACACTGATGGCCACCGGGAGCCTCCCCCCGGCGCAGTGCGGCGCCTACCTGGTGAGCTGGAACAAGAACTCGGCGCTGGCCAGGGATAGTTGAACCTTGGGCTTAAGCGGCTTGCTGCCTGGGCGCCGAACGGGCTCCGGGGCCTTCGGCCGTTTCGCCTTCGATTCGGTGTTGGCGCAGATCAGCACGTACTCGACGCGGCGCGTGGCATCGACGAGGGCGGCTGTCAGCTGTTCCTGCTGCGACCAGCGGCCCTTTTCCGGCTCACCCTTCTCGCCCTGCTCGGCGAGTTCCTCGTCGGACAGGCTGTTGCGGAGTGCGGTCCAAGTGGCGGACTCGGGGGGCAGGTGCTGGATGAGGACCCGCAGGCGTCGCCACGTCATGTCGCCGCGGTGCACGTCGAGGAGGTCGACGCCGTTGTAGTAGCGAAGCAGGTCGGCTTCTACCGCCTCCGCGTGCGCCTCGACGACGGATCGGGTCCACTGGATTTCCCCAGGCTCTCACCGGCACGTTCGGCAGCAGAGCCCACCATCTCGCCGAACTGCTCGTTCGTCGGGTCGAGTTCGAGGTAGAGGTCGTAGTCCTCAGGGTGGAGGACGATGCCCGCGAACGCGTCGACTTGCCCGTTTCCGAGCAGGCGCTGCCACGACTGCCGCCATGCGCCGGGCGGGATGATGCGCACGTCGCCCTCGGTGCCGTCTGCCCCGCAGAGCGTGGCCGTGACGTACTTGTTGACGGCCTCGGTTTCCTGCGCTTCCGCCTCGGGGACGTCCAGGTCGTCCTCGAAGTCCTCTTCCGGGGCGGCGACGGGGCGTGTCGTCGCCGGACGGGATGCGGCGCGTGCTGCTGTACGCGGCTTGCCGGTGGTGGTACGCGTGTTGGCCACGGCGCGGGCCTCCGTTCATTCAGGGCGCGGGCAGGGGTGTGAAGGTGGACGGGCCGGGCCCGCGCCAGGGTTGGCGGCCCGTCCACCCGTCTCAGGAGCCGGTGTACGCGGGCGTCACCGGCAGCTTGTCCGTGTGGTAGACGGTGTTCCCGGCGTCGTCCGGGTAGGAGGTGACGGTGATCTCGTAGCCGGAGATCTCGTCCTGCTTGAAGCTGACGTCGGAGCGGTCCGAGATCTCGCCCTGGGGGACGTAGAAGCCGCGCGAGGTGTCACCGTCGAAGATCGCGAACCACCAGGCGCGACGGTCCGGAGTCGGGGACGCGGTCTCCGCGAACGAGGTGAGGCCGCTGGTCCCGTCCGGGACGAGGTCACCCGCCGGGATGCGGTACATGACGCTCTGGACGGAGACGCGAGCCGTCTCCCACAGGGTGATCTTGAACGTGCGGATCGACTTGGTGATCGTCGTGCGGATCGGGCTCGTGAGGCCCCACGGGGTGAACTCCTGCGAGTCCTCGTCGAAGCCGTAGGTCAGGCCGTCGTCCGAGATGCAGCCCAGCGGCTCCCACGGAGTCGGAGGCTGAAGGAGCGGCGACGTCGGGCTCGACGTGCCAACGTCGGACACCCAGCCGCCACCGTTCGTGCCGATGATCGTGAGGTCCGCCGCGCGGGTGATGTTGACCATGAAGGGTCTCCAGACATGCGAAAACCCCGCACGGCGGCGAGGTTCAGAGGGAAACAGGGTCCGGCGCGGGCCCGAAAGCCGGTCAGGAGACCGGGTGACAGAAGATTTCGTAGGTGCCGCCAACCCGGCGCAGGGCGACGTTCTCGTAGTCCCTCGGCCCGGGCAGCGTCAGTGCCGCCACCCGACCGAACACGACCGTGTCCCCGGAAGAGCCGGGGAGGTCGCCCGTGAGCCAGGCATGCACTGACCGGCTCCAGGTGATCGCAGCGGAACGGGTCTCGCCGAAAACGTCCATGTCGACGAGGAAGCGGGCGAGCCGGAACCCGTCGTCGCTACCGGCCGGAACCTGCTGGAACCGGATGGTCGGCAGCTCGTTGAGCAGATTGTTGTCGAGCTCGTCCCGCACCACGGCATCCGGGAAGCGGGCCGTGGCCCGGGTGATGAGTTCCAGCTCGATGTCGACGAGGGCGGTCACTAGTCGCCGCCCCCCATCTGTGCGGCCCGCAGCAGCACATGATGCGCAGGAACCTTCTCGGTTCCGTACTCCACCCAGCGGGCGTAGTAGGCCGTGTTGCGGACGACCGCGACCGCACGGTCCCGGCGACGCCCGCCGCGAGCCTTGCTGTCCGTCTCCCACGACTCCTTGTAATGGCCCGGAGTGGGGCTGCTGTCGTCAACTGGCGACAGCGTGATCGCCACATCCTTGATGACTTCGGCCCGGCGCAGCATCTCCGCCTGCATGCCCGGCATCCGCAGCATCTGGCCCACACCTTGCCGCTTCATCTTGAACCGTGCTGCCATATCCCCTCCATCGACTAGCGCATCAGGGGGCGGACATGGACGTGAAGGGCGTGCTCGGCAGCATCAGCTTCGACGGGGAGTGGGTCACGATCGTGAAGACGCCGACCGGGCCGAAGCCCGCGCCGGTGCGGATTCGGGCCGCAGACGTCACGGGCACACGGTTCAAACGAGGAACCCGGCTCATGCACGGCTACGTGCAGTTCGAATTCCCGGGAAGCCGCGCCAGCGGAGAGAAGAAGGGGCTGGCCTTCGGTGGCCGGCCGCCCTACGGAGACCCGTACAGCCTCTCCATCCCCCACAAGAGCAACGACGGCGCCGAAAAGCTGGTCGCAGCCGTCGAGCAGGCCCGCGGCTAGCCGGTCACCCGGTCGGCTGCGAACTGGATCGGACCGCGGGTCCCGGTGAACGGGCTGCGACCCCAGTCGCCGGGCTCGCCCGTGATGTCGCAGACGACGGACCGGATCACGGCCCGGTCCGTCGTCATCAGCGGTCTGCCAGCGGATACATAGACGGTCCACCCGGTGATGACGGTGTCCCGCGCCTGCTGCTCCGGACCGCCCACCTGCGGGGTCTCGGCGCGCGGCGTCACCACGCACCCCTTCAAATCGAACGACTCGTCCGGGCCCGGCAGCGGCTGCCCGCGCGGATCGCGGCCCGGCGACAAGCCCGTGCGCATGATCCGAACCGTCTCGCCGAAGGGATACGGGGCAGGCATCACACCCACCCCCAGCCCGGCTCGTACTCCTCGCCGACTCCAAGGCCACTGTCGGGCGGCCATGACGCCCACGGATCGGCGGTGTCCGGCGTGGGGTCCACCGTGAAAGCACCACCGCGGCCGGCCAGCGACTTGAGCGCCGACTTGTCGGCCTTCGTGAGATACAGGCCGCCCGAGCCGGACGGGCGCTGCACCGACATGGGGCCGATCGTCTCGTAACTGACCTGCTGCGGATTCACATAGGCACGGCCCGCCACCGACAAGACGACAGCCTCCGCACCCTCCGGGAGCGGCTTAACGATCGTCTGACAGAGCGATAGCGCCGACGCGATCAACAGGTCGGCCCGGTCACCGTCGATCTCGTCCAAGCCGAGGAACAACCCGAGCTGCTCGACAGTCGGCGGGGTGAAAGCCACGACGCCTCCTATCCAGCCAGTCCCTCTACGGCTCCGCACCAGGCAGCCAGGTCGGCAGACGGATTAAGTTCGGCAGACCGGGCCTTCGCCCGCTTCGACGCCAGTCGGTACTCGGCCGCCGTGGCGAGCTTCCGCAGCACAGCCTCGTAGCCGTCCACGTCGTTCCGGTCGATGAAGATCCCGGCCTCGCCCAGCGACTCGCACAAACCCGGAGTGGGGTGGGCCAGAACAGGAATGCCGCTCGCCGCGGCCTCGACGCCCGCCCGGCCCCACGACTCGTAGGACGACGGCATCAACAGCACACGGGTCCGGGCATACACCCGCTCCCGCATGTCCTCGCCGCGGACGTGTTCGACGATCTCGACGTTGGGAAGGTCCGGAAGAATCTGCTCGCCGTAGGCTCCGCGCACGGCCAGGAACTGCTGATCCGGCATCCGCTCGGCGAGGGCCTCAAGGACCCCGCCGCCCTTCTCCGGATTGCAGTTGATCAGCGTGATCGCCTGGCCGGGCTTCGTCGCGTACTCGTCGGCGAACACCGGCGGGCGCACAACCAGCGAAGCTTCGGGGCGGACCGGCTTCGGGTACTCGGCGAAGAACAGCTCCGCCTCCCGCTCCATCCACAGAGAGTTGTAGACCGCCAGCGCAGTCCCGCCCGCCGCGGCATCACGGAAGGTGGTCCGGTGCGTGTTGTGGCAGACGACCACCATCTGCTTCCCGTACCCGCGGGCCAGCGATGACGTCGACGGCACCGTCTCCAGGTGCCCGATCAACACATTCGCCCGCCGCACGGCAGTCGGAAAGTCCAGTCGCGACTCCAGCGGAACCACCTTGATGCCGCGGTACTCGTACTCCTTGTGGGCCTTGCCGTAGCGGGACAGCCACACGGACACGTCGTGCCCGCGTTCCACCAGGGGGCGCAGCATCGATACGAGCATGTGTTCGGCGCCTGCGTTGTGCTCCGGAGGCATCGCGTGAACGCGGACCACGATCTTCAGGGGCTTGGCTGCCCCGCCCGGCGCGGAAGCCGGGACAGCCCTCGCCATCAGGACCCCGAGGGGGTGCCGGTGTACTTCACGAACGCGTCCGCGTCGCCCTGTACGTAGCCGTAGTAAGCCTCCGCCAGCAGCAGCACCAGGTTCTCCTGGAACGCCGAGTGCACGCCGCCCTCCTCGTCGATGTACGTGGCCTCCTTGGAGATCCGCACGGTGATGTCCATGCCGACGCCGTAAGCCGCCTGCGACCAGTCGCCGCCGATCGCCCGCAGGCCCGTGTCCGTCGAAGCGGACTGGCGACGCTGCTTGCCCGACACGCTCCGCGAGTACGCCAGGGGCTGACCGATCAGCGTGCCCGCCGACGCCATGTCCGTCCCTGGAGTCTGGGTGTCCACCAGGATCGGGCGGCCCGTGGTGTCCGTCGCCAGGAGAAGCTCCGGCTTCAGCCGGTAGTCGGCGACCGTACCGGTGTAGTCCCAGTCCTCGTCGATGACTTCCTTCATGCCGGTGACCAGGTCGCGCCAGATACCACCGACGCCCTGCGCGGCCGTGCCGAGAGCGACTGCGTTGCTGGTCATCGCCAGATAGTCGGCGAAGGGGCCGGTAGCGCCCTTCATGGTCTTGCCGTGGATCGCGGCGTGGTCAAAGGCGCGGGCGAACGCCGTCGGAAGATCGGTCTGGAGCTGTGTCCACAGTCCGCCCGAGTTGGTCATGACGACCTCTTCGGCGACCGGGATGAGAACGGCGAGCTTCTTCGCCGTCATCTGCTTCACGCCGACCGACGAGGTCGACAGGGGCTTCTTCGCCGCCTGGCCGACCCAGTCTGCGGTCGGCACGTCCATCGGGATCGGAACAGACGTAGTGGCATCGATGGCCAGCGGCGCACGCCGCGCCAGCGCCATCACCGCCGAAGACTCGACGGACTTCTCGAAGATGGGTCCGGCCAGGGTCCGCGGCAGGAGTGCATCGTTCACATCGGTGATCGTCAGGGGGGCGGTGACCGCCATGGTGTCCTTCTTTCAGCAGCTATTTACTCTTGAGCTGCGGTTTCAGCCACCCGGCGAATTCATCGCCCGGGGCGGGGGGCCTGCTCTTGTTGGCGCCGGATGCCTGTGTGCGGTCCGGTGCGGGGCGCCGCGGGCCCTCCTGGGGCTGGGATTTCGCCCAGTGCGGCTTGCGCTCCAAAAGCGCCTGGAGGTCGGCCTTGATGGCCGCCTCGTCGATGTCGCCGTCAGAGTCGATGTACGAGTCGAGATCGAGCGCGCCGACCGCGTCCTCGGGGTCCGCGAAGCCGGTCATTGCGAGCGCCTGCACCTGCGTGCGCACCAACTTCTGGCGCGTCTTGGTGATCTGCTCGTTCGCGTTGGCCAGCTGGTCGTTGAGGCGGTCCGTGTCGGACTTCTCCGCGTCCTTGCGTGACTGCAGCTCGGCGAGCAGGGGCTCCTGCTCCTTGAGGCGCTTGCGGAGGTTCGCGGCTTCGCTGTTCTTCTTGCGCAGCTCCGCCTCGAACTTCTTCCGGTCGAACGGCTTCTCCTCGACCCCGGTCTCCGCCGCCTGGGCGTCATCCGTGGACTCGGTTCCGTTCTCGTCGGTCGCCGTCTCCTCGACGGTCTCCTCAGTGCCGCTATCGACCTGCTCGGCGTTCTCGTTCTCTTCGGGCATGACGGATCGGCCCTCCAGGGGCTGTGGAAATGAGAAAGGCCGCCACCAGGGCGACCTCGTTGAACGTTGAGCGCGGCCGTCAGCCGTGCTCGGCTATGGCCCGCCGGAACAGGCGGAGCTGATCGCCGGAGTGGCCTGCGGCGTACTCCTGGTACAGCCGCTCCCATTCCTTGGCCTTGTCGGACAGCTCGAACTTCTGCCCGCGAAAGACGGGGACGGCGCCGCAGTGGCAGCCGTCATGGGCCCGAAAGTTCACCGTGTCCTGCTTGTAGACCATTCCGCGGGTCGCCAGAAGCTTGCAGAAGGCGCAGGCGCCCAGCGCGGCGGTGCGGGCCCATCCGATGGCCTGACGGTCCTGCTGAACCGCGTTCCGAACGGTCCCCCGCCCCTGGTCCGTGACCAGCTTCTGGGCGACCGCCTCAGCCTTCTTCTCGGCCACCTCCAGGCGAACGTCCAGCGGCAACTTCTGCGCATCGGTCGTCGCAGGGTCCTCCGGGTCGCGCGGCCACAGATCCTTCGTGGCCCACCGCAGCGAGTTGTCGACCTGCGTATCCGGCGGCGGATCCAGTAGCGGCACCGTGAAGCGGCCCGTCACCCGGGCGGCGACCCGCTCGGCGTCGTAGTAGTCCGCAGCCAACGACGCCGAACCGCTGCCGTACTCGCCGGCCAGGGCCCGCACCGCCGTGATCCAGTCCGGCACCGAGGCCTGCAACCTGGACGGAATGATCAGCCTGCGCAGGCGTCGCATATCCCGCACCAGCGCAACCGTTACCGCCCGCTGAGCTGCACGCTGCCGGTCCGCAGCGCCGCCGTCAGAGACTCGCGTTGCCATCGAACGGCCCCGCCGAACTCTGCGATGCATCCTGCGGATAGGCGGGATCGGGGCTCGGCTGCGCATCCAGCGCAGAACCCATCTTGGCGAGGCGGTCCAGAACCGAACCGCCCACAGAACGGCGCCGATCCGAAACAACTCGCTGCCGCTGCCCCTCCGTCAAGCCGGCCATCTCCAGCGCCACATCAGAATCGGCGGGAAGGACGCCGGCCTGAACCAGCTTGACCACTGCATCGGTCTGCGCGGCGATCGTCGGCGTCGCCGGATTCCGCCACACGCACTCGATGCGCTTCGACTTGTCTGGTGGCTCGCCGTCCCGCACCCACAGCGCGAGGCGCATCGCCTGCCGCCAGGCCGCCCCGAAACGCCGGGTGCGGCGCTCCGCCTTCTTCACCAGCATGCCCTCGCTGCTACGGATCGCGTCCGCGCTCGCCGGGTTGTCGCTGGTGTAGCCCAGCATGTGCGGCGGCAGGCCCAACTGTGTGGCCATGATCCGCGCATACAGGTCGACGATCTTCGTCTGTCCGGACGGGTCATGGGCCGCGAACTGGCCCACCGTCGGAATGTTGCCGTCCTCGTCCCGCTCCAGAGCGAGCATCCGGCCGATGTACGTCTCCCAGGCACTCTTGGCGTTGCCCTCCGCGTCCTGGAAGGAGGACTCGGAGGCGCCGAGGATGTACCGCTGTGGCGCCCCGAAGAACTCGGCCGCCACCTCGATACCCATCAGGCGCCGGCAAGCCGCATCCGTGATGCTCATGACGTCCGGCGTGATCTCCGACTTGCCTACGCGGTCCGCAGTGCGCTGGCGGTTCGCCATCCGCACCACCGGCACCACGCCCAGGTTGTGGATGTCCCGGTCGATGACCTCCCAGCCACCCGAGGGCGTCGGCATCGCCTGGATCGTCTGATCCGGCAGATACAGGACGAGCATCCGCTCGCCCATGCCGGACTCGACCAACTCGTCCGCCTGACACTCCCGTAGCGCGGCGACACCCATACGGACCCGGGCATCCCACAGCAGCGTCATATCCAGCGGCGATTCGACACTGATCAGCGGCGGACAATCCGGAGTACCACAGTCCCCCGAACCGATCGCCAGATACCCCCGGCCATACGTCAGGGCATCCAGATGCGCCAGACTTGACTCGTCGAGCAGATCGTTCGCCTCGGCGATCTCCTCCAGATCGGCGTTATCCGAACCGTCGACCCAGCGGAACGCCTCCAAGTCGAGGCGCTGCTCCAGAGCCTCGACGCCGATCCGAGGCCAGCCGATGACCGTATGCAGGCCCTTCAGCTGCGGAGGGATTGAGATCCCGAGGTCGCGGACCAGCTGCTCGCCGTTGAAGTAGGCGTCCCGCAGCTGAAGTTGCCAGCGATCCCGCAGCATGTCCGCCCGCAGCATCGAGATCAGGGCCAGCTCATCGTCCGACAGATACACCAGCGGAAGTTCGGGGATCGAGATGGTCACCGCAACACCACCACCCTGCCTTTACCGCGCACGGTGGAGCGCTTCTGATTCTTCGGACTGTTCAACACCAGGCGCCGCAGCATGCGGGCGCCGACCATGCACACCGCGAGGTCGATCTTCCGGGCGGACTCGCGGTGCTCCTTGCCGATCGTGATCCCCCAAGCATTCGTCCGCCTGCGGGCGTTGATGACATGGGTGCGCATCACCTTGTGGCCGTCGTGGGCCAGGTTCCGCTGCAGCACATCCTCATGCGCGCGCTTCACCGCATCGGTGAACGTCTCCTGATTGCGGCGGTCACGCATGTCCCAGCGGACCGCGTGCGCCTTCGGGCCGGCCGATACGGCGCGCAGGGTGAGCTTCTTGCCGAAGGCCTGCCCCCAGCGGTCCAGGTAGGTGTCCCAGTACATTTCGCCGTCGTCGTCCTTGCCGGAGCCGGGGTCGGCGTAGAACGCCAGCACCCTGAACCGTCCGAACGCGTTGGCCACGACGCCGTCTACGTCCTCGCGCGGCACCTGGTACGGCATATAGCCCGGCGTTTCCGGCGACGGCCAGTTCGGAGGCCTCTGCCACACGCCCAGCGTCGACACCAGGCCGTCCGACATGCGGCAGGCCGCCAGGCCCGTCGCATCGTCCGACTTCGAGCCGTCGAAGAAGAGGACGACCTCGTCGCCGTCTGCCAGCGCCAGATCCTCGCGCTTGCAGGCATCCCACTCGTAGCGGGCCAGCCACGCATCCTCCGCCGCCGCGATCTGGTTGAACCAGAAGCGCCGACTGCGGGAAGGCGGGTTGCGGACGTCGAGGATCGACTTGATGATCCGGGGGATGTTCAGCCAGACCGAGTCGCCCCGGACGGCAAGCAGTACCTTCTCCAGCCACGGCCTGGTGAGCTTCGCCTCGGGCGGCGCCTCCAGTGAGTCGTACAGAATCCCCGTGTCCTCGGCGCGGCCCGCCTCGGCCGCCTCGTAGGCGTCGCGGGTCTGCTCGGCGACCGAGTCCTCGCCGGGCTCGAACGCGTTGGTGATCGCGAAAGTGCGGGCCGAACCGTCCGCCGACTTCGTGGCGTTGCGCTCGATCGTGGCGGCCATCTCGTGGCCCTGGTTCGACTCGATCCAGTGATGCGTCTCGTTGAGCAGCGTGAAGGTGGTCCGGCCGCCCTCCAGGGCCCGCGGCGAAGAGGTCACGGCCTCGATGCGCGCCTGCCCCTTGTGGGCGTAGACGATCTCCTTGCCCACATCGATGCCGAACTCGGCCCTGGCCTTCGGGGTGAACAACGACCCGAAGATGATCATCGTGTTGCGGGTCTGATCCTTCGAGACCGCCGCCACCTGCACCCACGGCTCTAGGTGAGGCTCGCCGACCGGCTGCCCCTCCGGCACGCCGCTCTCGTCATCCGGCCCGGCAATCCGCCCCGACCAGCGGGACGGTCCGACGAACTCGACAGCGCACAACGTAGCCCCGAACGGATCCTTGCCCCAGCCCTTCAAGCGCTGAAGCACGGCATCCCGGTACGCGAACTCGCCGGTCACTGGATCGAGGGCGAACCACCACAGGACCAGGCGGACCTGCTCGCTCGTATACCGCCACCGCTCACCGCGATGCTGCAGATAGGCGCCAGTCCACACGAGAACATGCCAGCCCAGCGTGAACCCCGGCTTGATGAACAGTCCGTCCTCACCGCGCGTCCACGTCGGCCCGATAACAACAGGCGTGACCTCGTCCGGGACCTCCTCGACCGCCTGCTCAGCCACCGAAGGCGGAGCGGTAGTCATCGAGCGCGGTCACCTTCGCGCCCCCCTGAGGGGCCGGCTTCTTCCGCTCCAACTCCATACGGGCCCGGCGGCGGTCGCCCTCCGTCGTCAGCAACGACGACATGACGCTGTTCAAGGCGGCCACCAACTGACCGTTCGGGCCGCGCTCCGAGCAGTCCAACACCCGCGACATCAACTCCGCGGCGTAGCGCGCGACCGCCCAGTCCGACGGCTGATAAAAGGCCGCCTGGCCCGACTCGCGAAGAGAGAGGTACCAGTCCGCGGCGATCGAATGCCAGCCGAGGTCTGCCTCTGGCAGATCCGGAAGTTCTGCCGGCGGCCCCGACGGAGCCCTGGTTACCGACTCCTTCTCCTCCTTGGAGCGATGCCCCATGCGCTCCTCTGAGCGCTTTCCGATAGGTCCACGTGCACCCATGTCGACCTCCAGGGTCCCGGTGCGAAACGGCCCGCCACCAGGGCGCGGCCACAAACAAGAGCGGCGCCACCAGGGCGGCCGGCGCCAAGGAAACCCGGGCGCGAAGTCAGGTGCTATACGGTCCCGATCCGGAGAAACCCCAGGTCAGGGGTATCCCCCCAGGTCAGGGGCATGATCGCCGAGCCGTCGGATCAGTCGGCCGGCGAAGCCTCGTGCGTCCAGGCGTGGGCGATCACGTCGGTGAGGTCAGGCTCAACGCTCATGATCAGCATGTTG